ATGCCAGAATCAGTAGTAACCCCGAAACGAAAGCCGACCACACTCCGAGAGGATCTTCTCACCGGGGTGAAATTGCTTAAGTCCGAAAAGGACGGCCGACCACAGGAGAAGATTATCGATGAAGCTCTTGAGCAATACCTTGGTCGCCGAAAGTATTTTCCTCTTCCAAAGCGATAGGTAAAGATACAATGCCGGGGGCGGTAATATCAATGAATAGAAATTCAGGGGAATCAATAAGAGTGAAGAATAATTCAATGCTAAAAATCTCAATTGACGATATCACGGTAGCAATTCAGAAGGACGTTCACGCAGCCATGCAGCAGAAGGGCGTGGAGAACTTCTTCGAGTTCCTGGGCGATGCGCTTTGTGTGGAAACAAACACCGCAAGGGGACTAATGAAGAAAGGGAATTGGACCGTTGCTCACCTGATGACCATTAAAAAGCGAATCAACGCAGTGCACCTGAGGGAAGTTCTTACGAAGGAATTCTCCCGGACTGAGGGATAATATGTCAAAGCCCAAAAAAGAAAAGTGGGAAACGATGGACCTGGCGGATGTGGTGGAGATGCTTTTAGAGGTGAAGGACCAGGTTCCAAAGAAGCAGGCGGCCGGTCAATGAATCAGAAAAAGCGGCTGCAGCTGGAGCAAGAAAAGCTGGTAATGGTAACAATGCAAAAAGAGAACAAACGATGTGCACGTGGAGAGTGCAGCAAGACCTTCGAACCCGTTACGAACAAACAAAGATACTGCTCGAACGATTGCTGGTTCCAAGACAATAACATCACCATACAGAAGGAGCGAACAAATGATACCGCCACTCAAACTTCTTGACCGAGTAAATACCTGCGAGCATTGCGTCCTCAACGCCGATGGAAGTCACCAGTACTATTGCAAAACTGAAACGGATCGCCGTTCTCAAGTGATATGGGAAATGAAATCCCAGCTCGGCCGTCCATGCACCCCACTAATTGAACTCGATCGTGAAGCAATGCAAGAGGCCGCATAATGAACTCCTACACTATACCCGGAAGCGGTAACTCCCTGGTCGGTCCGAGGGATGATGGACAAAATACCTACACCGACTACCAGCGGTGCAAACACTGCCTCACCCCAATGTCATATAAAGACGCGCTCGATGACGTTCACGATGACTGCCTTGGGAACGAGAGGCTCGGATGGAACTGCAACACAGAAGGCTGCGAGCACTCCTGGGAGTGTGCAGGAATACCGATGCAGTGCCCAGTGTGTGGCGGGTTCAACATTGATTCTGCCGTCACTGAAAGATTGGATAATGTTCGGGGCCGTAAGGTAGCGGACTTCATTCAGAAAACGAAACAAGCTGCATAACTAATATCCGTGGAGGGACCAATGAGCTCGCTAATAAAAATTGAAGTTACAAATGAATGCGCCGAGTGCGGGAATGAATTAAGCATGTCCTGCTCAACGACCCATCAAGGTGTGACCCTTTTAAGAGTCGATCCGTGCAAACGCTGCATGGCAAGAGCCGAGGAGAGAGCGGAGGAGAGGGGATATGACCGGGGATATCTCGAAGGTCAGGAACGCGAAACGAAAACAGAACCAGCTTTTTAATTCACATATCACCAAAAACCAATCCGTGGAGGATTAAATGAACGCCCAATCAACACCAGCTGTACAGCCTACCAAAAACAAGGGAGTCTTCGGACCGAACGGTCAGCTGATCACCCCTGATGATTTTGCATCAGACCTCGTTGTTACTATGCCCTACAATAAAGTATCAGTCGGCGGCATGGCCGGCGATGGAAAGTCCCGCACCTCAGCGGAGATCATGGCCGGAATCTACAACCTTCTCAAGAAACGCGGACTGCTGCTGACCGACGCGCCATTGCTCTGCATCGATACGGAAGATGCAGCTCAGTTTCTGGTCGAGTTCTTCAAAGAACAAGGAGTCCCGGTGAAGGCCAAGCAGACCAAATCTCTGGCCGATGTTCAGACCGCATTCGATCTCGCAAGCGCCGGACATTATTTCGGCGTCTACATCGATTCAGCAACGCATATCTACAAGGACTTCATTGAGAACTGGGCGAAGAAGAACCTCAAGTCCGGTGAAAAAATGGAGATGCGCCATTACGGTATCACCAACCCGCTCTGGGAAAAAGAATTCGGGCAGAGAATGGTCGCTGCAAAGTGTCATATCGTCTTCACCGGTCGTGGCACTGCTGCATACGAGATGGTCGAGAACGATGAGACCCACAAGAAGGAAATGCAGAAGACCGGCGTCAAGATGCAGATCTCAAAGGACGCACCGTTCGATCCGAACCTGGTCATCTGGATGTCTTCGCAGCAGAGAGCCGGCAAAGGTGGAAAGCCGATCGTATGGCGTGAAGCGTTCATCCTGAAGGATCGTTCAGGAACGATCGACGGGAAAACCTTTGGTAATGAAAAAGCAAAGGGTCCCTCATTCAAAGACTTTGAACCGCACTTCACGTACCTGCTTCGGAATGTGACACCCGGAGCCAAGATCGCCGGTCAGACGACCTCAAGCGAATCTGTCATCCCGGACGTCCAGGAACGCGATCCGGAAGCGGATGAGAAGAAAGTCGCATTGGACCAGATCCAATCACTGCTCACAGCCGTCGCACCCGGTCGGAGTGATGTTGAAAAGAAACTGAAGTGCGATATCCTAGAACGGGTCTATAACGAGCGGTCCTGGGAAGCTATCAAGAAGTTCTCCGCAGCAACGATCAAAAGCGGCATTGAGCCGATGAAGACGGAAGTGGAGAATATTCGTAAGGCGATCGCTGCATCACAGGGAGATCCGGCGTAATGAATACCACAATCCAACAAACCGAAACCTCCCGCGAATACCGCTGGGCCTCTGTCGCCGTTACCGAAGCCCAGCGGGAAACCCCTTCGATCAAGACGAAGCTCGAAGCTCTGGTCATAGCCAGTGATGCCGACGAAAAGATCTGTATTGAAACCGGCGTTATCATCGCCCGGATCGAAAAGGATCTGGAGAATTCGCGAAAGAAGATTGTAGATCCTCTCAATAAGCAGGTGAAAGAGATCAATTCATTCTTCAAGCCGTTCACCGACAACCTCGCCGCCCTGAAGGAAACCGCTCGGCAGAAAATCGGTGACTACCGAGCCGAGAAGGAACGCAAACGCCTGGAGGAACAGCGCCGGCTTGATGCGATCCTGGCAAAGCAGCGGGAGGATGAACTGAAAAAAGCGGCAGAGACCGGGACCGCAGCTCCCGCGATCGGTCTTACGATCCCGGTTGCACCAGTTGCCAATACGGTGCACTCCGATACCGGCGCCGCAACCGGAAGGACAGTTTGGAAATGGTCCGTTGAAGATCTCTCCAAAGTACCGGACGAATACTTCATTCTGGATGAGAAAAAAATTAACGGACTCGTCCGAGGCGGAGTCCGGGAAATCGCCGGGCTGAAGATCTACGAGGATAAGGAAGTATCGTTCAGAACCTAACTAAACCAATTTTTTATCACGGAGGAATTATGGAACAACCTGACGAACAGGGTACCAAGGAGATAGTGCTCTTCAAAGAGTGGCCCGAAAGCGGGAACATTGCAACGACACAGTATGACCCGGAGCAGCTGCTCCTTCAGGTGAAGTTCAAAAGCGGAGCGGTCTATGAATACAAAGACTTTCCGATGGATGTTTGGGTAGAGCTGCTGCAGGCTCCATCGATCGGCTCGTTCATCAACAAACGCGTGAAAGACTATCCGTACAAACGAATTGCATAATCCGGAGACGCCGGATGTGCCCCGCACCTTTCGTGTGAATTGTGGTGCGGGAATGGCGGTCACCTGGGTCACTGGGTGGCCGTCGCTAAAGGAGGAAATATGAAGCATATCGATCACTACAAGAATGGCTTCAGGGACGGAATCATCACCGGGGCCCTCGTTGTGTGGATCGTCCTCATGATTACGCTCGATATAATCTTTCCATAAATAAAAGGGAACCATACCAATGTTCAATTCCAAATTAGATGTTGAAGTGCTGAAGGTGGAACCATACTCCGACGAAAAGAAGGGGAGCGGTATCAAGCTTCACTGCAGGATCGAAACCGACAACCGGAAGATCTTCGATGATATGGACTTCGCCGGGAAGGAAGACGGGCTGAGCAGGATCCTCTCCGATGAACTGCCGATCAAAGCAACCGGCGTTGTGCTGCTGTTTGTCCGTCCTCTCCTGGAACTGGAGTTCGGCGGATCAAAGCATATCCCGGTGGAGCTGTCGGATGTGCTCACCGGACCGATGCAGAAGGGAAAGGTGATCGCAGAGCTGAAGCTGGATATCAAGAGGCTGGACAAGGAGATTGCGGGCGAGCTCTCTTCGAATATGAAAAACATCGTAGAGATCAAGCTGAGAAAAGTCCAGGAAGACATGTTCCCCAAATCAAAATAACTATAGGAGCGACTAATGGAAGAAACGTTTGTTCAAATACCCCTGGACAAGATTGTCCCGTCACACACGAACCCCCGGAACCATGCGGACTACAAAAAAGAAGATCTCGTCTCCCTGGCACAGTCAATAAAGGAGAGCGGATTGATCCAGCCGGTCCGGGTCCGTCCGCACTTCGAGAAGAACGGATTCTACGAACTGATTATTGGTGAACGCCGGTACAGGGCTCACCAGCTGAAGGAGTCGGGAAAGACCACCATCGATGCAATCGTGTGTGACTATGACGATACGCAGGTGGTAGTTGCCCAAAACATTGAGAACATCCAGCGGAAGGATGTCCATGCCATGGATGAAGCGAAGTCGCTGAAATCCCTCCTGGACCTGATCGATCCGAAGACCAAGACGAACCGGTACACCGTTGAATCACTGGCAGCGGAGATCGGGAAGTCCAAATCTTACGTGTGGCAGACGATCGTTCTTGTCGGCCTGATCGAACCCTTTCAGGTGCTGTTCCGCCAGGATAAGATCTCAAAGCAAATCGCAATGATGCTCGCCCGGCAGACGGAGGAGCAGCAGAGGAGTCTTGTGGGCTACATTGAGGACGAGCTCAATATGAACTTCGCACTGGACCCGGATGATATTGAGTTCCACATCAAGCGGGAATACCACCTGGAGCTGTCGTCCGCTCCGTTCGATAAAAAGGATGCAGATCTTCTTCCCGCGGCCGGACCGTGCACCACCTGTGCCAAGTCCACAGCCAACGCTCCGGATCTGTTCGGAGATCTCGGCAAAGCGGCCCGGTGCACGGACAGTGCCTGCTTTAAGTTGAAGAAGGAAGCACTGTTCGAACGCAACATAAAGAAACTGCGTCAGTCCGGAGAAACATTCGTCATCGTTAACAACGACCGGCCCGGTTCAAAGAACGTGCTCGGCGGTAATGAAGTGAAACCGGCAAAGGCCGGGGACAAAGGTGCAGTGCAGGCCATTCATACCGATTCGGACAGACGCGGAGCAATGGAGTGGGTGAAACCGAAACGTATCCCGATGAACGATGAACAGAAGGAGGGAGGAAAGAAGTCCGCACCGAAGCCGAAGAAAAAAGAGCTGAGTTATGAGGAACGGGCGAGGCTGGAGAAACAACAGTGCCAAAGATCGCTGCGCATCCTCCAGCCGATTGCTGAGGAGATTCTGCTCAAGGTTCCGGACTCACTTCCCCAGGAGGTCCATGAATGGATCGTGAAAACAATTGTAGACACTGCCGACGGATTTAGTGATTTATTCCAGGCACTCATAGGAAAAAGAGAATACGCAGACATTGACAAAATGTTCAAGCACTTAGTTTCGAAGCTAAGCAAAAACCAACTATTGCACCTCGGATTCTTGATGAGCTCAAATGAGTTCAGCTTCCACTACGACGGTGAAATTCCCAAATCCACCTGGAAGCTCTGCGAAGCTCTCGGTATTGACTGGAAGTCCACCGTGAAGAAGATGGAGCAGCTGATCAAGGACGAGGAGAAAACACCCAAGCCCGGAAAAAAGCAGGTAAAAAAAAAGAAGTAATCAAAAGCGGGGTCTGTCAGATCTGCGGGTGCACGGAAGATAACGCCTGTTTCGGCAGATCGGGACCCTGCAGCTGGGCGAACAAGTCCCGGACGTTGTGTGATAATACCAGCTGTGTCCGGGAGTATGAAAGAATGATAGGAGGCAGGTAATGCGCGAATCAAAGATGGAAGACACGAGAAGGCTGCCTGTAGTCAATGGACGGAAAGGGGCTATTCACAAAAAGCGCAACACGCATATCCCCTTCGTCTTCGAGATCTTCGGAGCCGGACGCGGTGCAACCACGAAGAATGCGGAGGCATCGAACCTCCTCTTTCTACCGATCGATATCCGTCCGATCAAGGATACTTCAAAGCTCGCACTCAAGTGGGCGAACGAATAACAACTGAAAATTGAAAGAATCAATGGCAGTATTAAACTCAACCCAGAAACGGAAAGCAAGAGAGCTCTGCAGGGAACGAGACGGCGACAAATGCTCGATTGGTATCCGGTGCAACAACATCACCGGGGAGGAGTACCGGAAACAATCGGGGCACGACTTCGATCTTCACCACCTGGACCGGAATCGTGAGAATAACCCCATAGATGGATCCAATCACGCGCTGGCCTGTCATCCTTGCAACTGCGCTCAGGATCCCCGCGGGAAGACAATGCGGCCTAAGTTTAGTGGTTTCAAGTATTTGAAAAACAAGGTTGTGAAAGAAAGTGAGAGAGTGTGGGAAGGTGAGAAGGAGTGGAGGTGGAGAGATAGTAAGGAAAAGCCAGCAGCGATGAAGAAGAACGAGATATCGGAACCGATCTTCCGTGCTAAGGTCAGAGAGCTCATCGCCATGAAATCGGGGATCGCCAAAAGGAAGGACATCATTGATGCCTGTTCAGAAGCGGCCGGGTGTGCACAATCAACAGGATCAAGGTATCTGGACAAGCTGGCCTCATACTTCGGTGAATATACCTACGTCGGACGGATGGACGATACCGCAGGTACCATCTTCGCGATCGGCGATATCGGAAACTACGACGGCGAGATCTACGTGATGACCAAAGCGGACCTGGAACAAATCAGACCGACGAAACCACAGGAAACAACAGAATGAAACCGAAAGAACTGAAAGCGCTCCAGAACACGATCGCGCTATTCGATAAAGCGGAAGCAGCCGGGAAGCTGGCCGACCAGGTGGTGAAGGATCTATCGATCCTGAAGGCATACCTCAAGGGAGCCCTCGAAGGGGATGGATCGATCCGCCAGAAGGACTTCGAGATGATATGGGAGCAGTATCCGAACCGGGTGGGAAAGAAAGCAGCTGAACGGCACTTCTTTGGCACCGTGAAAAAGGCCGAGGACATTCAGAGGATATGGAAGGCGCTCGACAACTACATCCAATCGGATAAGGCGATGAAGGGATTTCTGCAGAACGGATCGACATGGTTCAACGACTGGCAATCCTGGGAGAACCCAACGCCGGCGATGATGGGAACAGCAGCGTATCAAGCCAGTGAAGCAAAATCAAGAAGTGAATCGGCAAAAGAAAAATTCATCAAGGAGGGGAAATGATTAAGACGTCCATCACGATCGACGAGGCTGTTGCAGTTCTCAATGAAGCAGTGAAAGCGGATCCTGTGGCAATAACAAAACTCTGCCTCAGGAGAGTTGACTGCAACACCGCGCTCAACGACCACCCGACGATCCAAACCGGAGAAAAATCAATAAAGACAGACGGGATCTTCGCTGACATCTTAGCGTTGTTCGGTCCGGGCTTTGAACTGGCCAAGTATGAAGTGGGAATGCTCGGAATCATCAACGGCCTCTTCGGTGTGGATGAAGAAGGCTGCGGCGCAGTTGCCGCAGTATTTGACATCTTCTGCCCATCAGGGTGCGATCTGAAAAATATGCCGGACGCAAAATATGGTCACAAGTGTCCGGGATGCTGCGGGTCAAAAATTCAACTTGGTGATATTCTTCGCTTCGAGGTGAGAAAATGACTGCTGCATTTTTATTCGGAGTCGTTGTCGGGGTCGTGTTGTGCGTGACGTTCAAGGTATCCCAGACCGAGAAGAAGGAGCCGACGCCATGACCAGAGAGTTCTTCGCCGATGAAATGACACGGCTGTATGAAACCTTCAATAAGGATTTCAACGAGAAACAGTGCAAGGAATATTACGACCGGCTGCAGCGTCTCTCCGATACACAGATCCACGAAGTGATCAGCACAGCGCTGGACGAGATCTCGAAGTTCCCCACCCGGGCCGACCTGGTAAAGATCTGCCGGAACAAAGGATTCTTCGAGGCGAAGGTTGACTACGTCGGAAAGTCACCGTTCGTCTTATTCATCTGCTACTGCGGCGGATCGGTCGCACTGGAGCGTAAGAAGATCGAGGAGGGCGCCGCCCAGTTCGTCTGTCCTAATTCGAAATACCGTATGCCGATCGAATGGAGCGGACAGATCAGGACGGCTGAACTGGAGTTGGCACGGAAGCGGAGGGAAGCCCAACACCTTCCCGCAAAAGAACGGGATCGCATCCAGAGCAATGCCTACCAAGAGTTCGTAGATAAGAAAAATGAAATCCAACGGAACATCATCGATGCCCCGCCAATGTGCAATAGGAAATATGAATACCTCTTCATTAAAAACAAGTGCAAGGTTGACGGTCACGGATGCATCGATATGAGGAAACAAAAGATCGTCGAGGATGACCCGCTTTTATTCGATGTAGACACAGGAACTGCAGTACAATAAATCAAAGGGAAGGATTAAGAAATGATTGCTCCTTGGTATGTAATGGCATACACGAAACTCGAACGCATTGCGTGGCGGCACGGATACGCTCTTGCGTTGCATGGTTCAATGTCTCGGGATCTGGATGTTATCGCCGTTCCATGGACCGATGATGCTGACAAACCAGAAAAATTAGTTAAGGCATTCCGCAGATTCATTATTGAAAAAGCAAAGGTGCACTATGGCGTTCCGCAGCCCATCCAAAAACCACACGGAAGAAATGCGTATGTGTTCCATATCGGACACGAGGGGCACTATCTCGACGTTTCAATTATGCCATTGAAAAAGTTAAGAAGGAGGAAAGCATGAAAAGGCTTGCGCTATTTACTATGGCTGTGTGTCTTGCCGGGATGATTACTTTGATAGAATACAAAAATGACTACGCACTGCTCTTCGCTGTCGGAGCCATCATATCAACGCAAATAGCTATTGCGTTTAATCAAAGAGAGGAGGAGCCATGATCGATGGTGTTGTTCCACCATATTTAGCATACAATGGAAAGTATCTTGTGCAAGTATTGTCTGATGGATTATGTGGGTTCAAACATTATTATTTTGAATCCAAAGAAGAGGCGCATAAACGATTTGAAGAAATTGTTTTAGAGAATCGTTTTTACTCTGTGACTTACGGAATTTATCACAACCAAAGAGATGTAACAATCAAGCCAGATCACCTGGTAAACTTATATATGGAGGTATCAAAGGAAACAATGAATAAAGAGCAAAATACTCAACCGGCAGTGATACCGATGAAAAATCACTCACAAATTAACACACAGGAGGATTTATGAAAAAAACAACAACGCAGGAAATACAGTATCTCGGTCAAATGCTCACTGCGACAACATGGGCCGATAAAAAACGACTGACATCGATTATTCTGCGATTGATAGTCTTACGAATAAAATGTCAGATTGAGAAACGATCGTGGATTGAAATTCAACCGCCGGTACCTTGGCCAAAAAAATAATGAGAGGAATGACAATAATGCCTGAAACTTCAGTCAAAATATTACCAATGATTATAATTGCATCCGTATCAAACTGCGAGCGTTGTCGCAAGAATCATGTTGATATGCTGTTCACTCGCTTTGCAAATCCATCTGAGCAATGGACTCATTGGGGTCTCTGCCCAGAATTACATGAACCTATTTTTATAAAAAGGGGAAAGGAGAAAATAAAAGTATTTAGAATTAATGAATACGAATGGTGGGCGGGTGAATCACTTGAAACAATTTTACCTATTTATTTGCAAGAAACGGGGGTTAGTAAAGAAGAGGCATTTGTGGAGCCGTATGAACTAGATGATCACAGCATGGACTCATTGATTTATCATGATGATGATGGACAAACTCGAACGTTTAGGGAACAGCTTGAAAAAGTTCTTAAGGACGGAGTTCCATGCCCTTTTGCATTTGCATTCACCGAAGGATAAGAATGAAGCGCACACAAAAGCGAGCCACGGCGCTTCGGGAATATCTCGAAAACTAAAACTTCAATTCACTTTCACCAAGTAGGCCACACTATGGTTAACGAAGAAACCAAAGAAAAGATCGAGTCGCTGCTCATCCGAGGCATGAAGCCACTCAAGATCAAAGAGACTCTGCAGATGAACGCCGGGGTCCAGGAGATCTATACCATCGCACAAAAGATGAGGGTTGCAGGCAGAATCCCATACCGAAATAAGAGAGTGTCTCCCGAAACTAATTATGGTGAAATTCTCCCATGCCCATTCTGTGGCAATAATAACGCTCAGTTTATTCTCATTGATACAAACGCGGGATGGGTTCAGTGCCCGGATTGCACAGGCACTGGACCATACTCGCAGTATGGAAAAGCTGGGGCGATCACTCTTTGGAATAATAGGAAAGGAACTATTGCATGAAACTCGAAATTATTGAATCAGCCAGTCACTTCGAGGCACAGCTGACAGCCGAGACGGTGGAGGAAGCCGCAAAGCTCACGCGGCTCGGCCTCAACGCTCAAAAGGGGCAGATCGATATTCGGACGATGTTTTACGGAAATAATATCGACAGCAATATCTTTGTGAAATACAGAAGGAATAAGCGCAACTCAGTCGGCAATGGAGATAAGCGGTAATGGATAAGATCAAAGAAACCTTTTAGGAATACGAACAATATGAATCCAGCACCCAAACCAGAAAAAAGACCCAAGCGAAAGGCTAATCGTTTGTCCCACCGGAGAGACGGTATCGAGAAGGAATGCGATGATCTTTGGAGAGACTGCGTTTACCTTCGCGCAAACTTCAAGTCGGAGATGTCAGGACACCCAGGCTGGAATGACAACGGTGAAAGAGTTGCCGGACTCAACGCGCACCACATAGCCAAAAAATCGAACCACTGGCTTCGATACTCGCTCCGTAATGGTATGTGCTTACTGGAATTTGAGCACCTCAAGTTACACTACGAAGCTTCGCCCTCTGACTTTGAAAAAAGATCAATTTTATTGGTGGGAGCAGAGAGATGGGAGCAATTGCAGAACCTCGCCCGGGATAATGAACCACAGTTTCTGCCCTCGGTCAGAGACTACCTAATCAAAATGAGAAATTTCTTTATCGATCAGGCACGCAAGTCAGGGGACACCTACCTGCTAGATGTATATCTGAAGCAGCGAGCGATCAAATTTAACGAGGAGGCGGTAAAATGAAAGAACGCCCGATTTTATTCAGTACGCCCATGGTACAGGCAATCCTGGCCGGTAGAAAGACAATGACTCGGCGGGTGGTGAAGCCACAGCCATTCGAGGTTAAAAGATATGGAACAAGACTTGGGAGAGTAACAGTTTCAAGAAGATCTGTACCTGCTGTTAAACTTAAAAACGGGGAAAGAGCATCTCCTGGATCTCCTGATCACATTGCAGAATGTCCCTATGGCCCTATCGGTGATCGGTTGTGGGTGAGGGAGACGTGGTGCAGAGGAAAAGACAAAGGGTTATTATTTCGCGCAGACATGAACTTCGATTGGGGTCACACATGGAAACCTTCAATCTTTATGCCCCGCACCGCATCACGGATCACTCTTGAAATCACTGGCATACGGGTAGAGCGGTTGAACGAGATCAGTGAAGAAGATGCGATAGCAGAAGGGTGCAATCACAATCCATATCTGAATGTTCATTCAAGAATAGAATTCATGCATTTATGGAATAAAATCAACGGTATCGGATATTGGGAAAAGAATCCCTTGGTGTGGGTGATAGAATTCAAGCGTATCAATTCATCTTCGAATACCGGTTCTCCGCCTTGATCTCATACGCCGGATGATTAAAATCGGGGATGTTATTCGGACCAAGCGGCAATATCTGAAGCGTGAAGTGGTAAAGGTCCTCGCTATGAAACACTCTCTGAGCTTCATTCGCCATCCAGATCGCGTCTTCGAGATTGGCAATGATACCAGAGGCAGAAAATTTTGGTTCAAGAAACAGCAGCGGCAGAGGTTCATCCGGAACAACGCGGTCAAGATAATCACGGGCCGGAAGACGGTATATCACGAACATACAACCTCCTGAAGTGTGCAGTAATCTCGAAAACTATCAGGCAACATTCAACAGTAGACCTTAAAGGACAATGTTTTGAAAAAATATCAACAGGCAACACTCGGAGAACTTAAGCTTGGCGATAGGTTCTATTTCCCCGGCGACGCACGCAAGCGAGTATTTGAAGTCGCCGCAGCCGTTCGTCCCAACGTCGTCAGAATCATCAGGGAGAAAAGGGAGTCCTTCAAGAAGCCCGATGAGCCGGTGATCTTTCTCCGGAACAACTCGGAGGACAGGTGAGAAACGTCTCCGCCACGGCCGCGCATCGTCGACTCAGACAGCTGAAGGAGAACCGGCAGTATGACCTCTTCCGGGACCGGCCGATCAACTACATCACCGGCAAGAACCGAAAGCTCCTAAAGGAACGCATCAATATGCTGATGAAAAAAAAGACCACCACAACACGAAAGCCCAAGCTATGAATCATAATCCAGCCCAAGAAGTAATCTCATGCGAGGCGTGCGGAAAGCGATCAAGTTTATCACCACGGAGAAAGGCAAGCTGATGCCGGTCGACGCTGAAATGCACGTTGCAAAGGAGGAACTCAACAAAGGGAAGTTCTTCCTGGTCAACGGTCACTTCCAAACCGGGATCAATCCCGGACAATGTTACTACAACCCACATTGGAGCACGTGCACGAATCCGAATAAGTTCAGGAAGGGAGAAGGAAAATGAAAGTATTTCGTAACGGTCGGATAGTGTCGGTTATACACAAGTGGTCGCTGTCCGATAAGATCGGAGGAATTCTCATTTGTTTATTCCTGCTATTTATCATTGGCGGTACGGTGTACCGAGTTTTGGAGATGACCAAATGAGTGAACATGGAACAATTTTAAGCGAAGAAATGCAAAATCTTTCACTCGAAGAGCTTGAGGCACTGGCACACCCCGGAGAGATCAAAGTCAATGGCAAGTGGGTCGATAGGTCGGAAGTTGGTTTTTTGATGCACAAGGACGGAGACTATCTGCGGACATTGGGCGGTGCCATCTACCAGAAAGACAAGAAAGGCTCGATCAGAAAAGTTGAGGAAGAGACCAGGTAGCAGCGCAAAGCAAGAAAGAAGCAGATCGCCGAGCACTGGAAAAATGTCCGCCTGAAAAACTCGGAGCAATTAACGGAGAATATTAGCCATGAGTGAAAAATTAAACACTAAGATCCGCCGCACAGCTCAAAAGATCGTCGACAGAAAAGAGCCCGAACTGATCAAGCAGGCCGTCGGGAAGCTCGCAACATTCAGTCTCTGGAAGCGTGTCAAGTTCGCCGCCCTGATCATCTGGGGTGAACGGTGACAGCCCGGTTCATAGTCTTCGATCCGGAGGCATACATATACGTTGACGGGATCCCGGGAACGCGTGATGAGACCGTCATCTTTGAGATCCCCAAGCACGTTCGCACGCTCAGCTACACTGAAAAGAACGCCGATATTTTGGTCGAGTTCGCAAAACAATCAATCAATAAACACCGCGATGACATACGAAAGGTTATGCAATGATCCTCATCCAGATATCGAAATGGCTCGATAAGACCTTCACCGAGAACCTTTACGAGAAGCACTACAAGAAAAATATACGTGCATGTGTGCTCAAAAAAACCGTACTTTCAGGGGACTACATGGAATATTCGGTCGCACGGGTCCCCTGGGACGGGGAGGAGATCCCGGAAGGATATGCCGTCGAAACGGTGGAGAACGATAGAATCAAAATCGAAGTGCTGAAAAGTAAAAACTGATGGAGCTATTCGCTGCCATATTGATCATCGCGGGGATAATCATCCTGATCGTTCAGGGGATTGAACCAGCAAAGCACCAGAACATTAGCCAAAAGGGAATTCAGTGGGATCCCGAGGTCATGGTAGAATGCTGGGGATGTCCCTCCTGCAGCCAATGGAACCGCACGCAGTATCCCTTCTACTGGAATAATCAGCAGTCATGCCAGAACTGCTATGAACCGCGACCGGCATCGGTTGAGTATCAAACCATATCGCTGGATGTCTATTGGTCACAGGCCCGGTTCGCTCAAGAGCACTTCCGGAGAGAAGCGGAGAAAGCGAAGCAGAAACCCTGGATCGATCCATCGATCGCACCTCCCGGGACCGGACGTCACACGATCGATTTCAACGCACCGAGGAAAGAGATGCCGGATGATTTGAAAGATAAAATCTCGAGGAATTAAAATGACAATGATTATCGATGATTCGAATGAAGAAACAACCGCTGAGAAGAAGGAGGCGATGGAGAACTGGTGGCACGAATTTGAAATCAGCTTGATGCCCAGCGAAGGAGAAATTGGATTCATGCATGTGATCGTTGAAAAATCCAAAAACCTTTGAAGCAAATCGTTCATATTTAATAGGCATATAATGAAAACCTTCCTACCTCGCTATTGCATACCCCCTAGCCCTTAGATTATATTTGCAGTGTTCAGAAGGTCGCTCCGACTGACAATCAAATCCTCCACGGTTTGATACATACCCTCACTTGTCGACAAGCAGGTGGGGGTATTTTTTTTATGAACACTCGCTTCTCACTTTGAAAATACCATAGGTCCGGACGAGGGTAAAGCCTCAACATCGCGGTTATGTCAGGTGAAACATGGGGACAACGTTTCACGCTTGGACTGGAAGAAGCTGCTTCCCTTTAAGACGAAGATCCCTGATGGTTACGGACCGCCCATACGACGAACAGCCGGGGGTAGCTCCCCCGGCGCTTTTATTCACTACCCAATCAATCATGGAAGAACTGAAACCCTGGGAACGCAATCCACGCACCATTGACGACGAAGCCAAAGCCGCGCTGAAGCGATCGATGGAAGAGTTCGGGGATCTTTCAGGTATCGTCTTCAACAACAGCAATAAACGCCTCATCTCCGGACATCAACGCAGTTCCATCTTTTCCGACTATGCCACGATCGAGATCGATCGCCGGTATGACCCACCGACAGCCACTGGCACCACAGCCGAAGGATCTATCGTCGTGGGAGGAGAACGCTTCAAATACCGGGAAGTAGACTGGACCGAGGCTCGCCACACCGCCGCGAACATCGCCGCCAACAGCCAGGCGATCGCAGGAGAATATACCTCGGAACTGCTGACCCTCTTGGACGAGATAAATGTTTCCATGCCGGACCTGGCGTCAGATCTCCGATTCGATGAGCTGGCAAAATCCGTTGAGCGATTGCTGGAAAAGGTGGTGAAGCAAGACGATGTTCCCGAACTTCCCCGAGAGACCATCATCCAACGCGGGGATATCATTGAACTGGGTCGGCACAGGGTCCTATGTGGCGATTCCACTCTCCTGGAAGATGTAGAGAAGGTCGCCGCGGGAGTTCAATTTGATCTCGTGGTTACCGATCCTCCCTATAACGTCGACTACACCGGGAAAACACGGAGCGCACTCACCATCCTGAACGATAATAAGACTCCGGATGATTTCTACAACTTCCTCCTGCAGTTCTACACCAATTTCCGAAGCCACACGAAGCTCGGCGCCAGCTGGTATGTATGGCACGCAGACACCGAAGGAGTGAATTTCCGAAAGGCGTTCATCGATGCAGGATTCAAGCTATCCCAATGCCTGATCTGGAAGAAAAATCAAATGGTATTGGGTCGGAATGATTATCACTGGCAGCACGAGCCTTGCCTCTATGGTTGGAGAACCGGCGAGGCCCATCAATGGTATTCAGACCGGACACAAACCACCATCCTTGAGTTCGATCGACCCACAAAGAGCGAAGAGCATCCGACTATGAAGCCAGTAGATCTCATCGCTTACCAGGTGCAGAATAGCAGCAAGGCTGGCGATATAGTCGGCGACGGTTTTCTCGGCAGCGGCACCACTTTAATTGCTTGCGAGCAGCTTGACCGCACCTGTATCGGTTTGGAATTGGACCCGAATTACTGCGATGTAATCGTATCCCGGTATGTAAAACTGAGCGGAGACAACATCGTGAAGATCAACGGTAAGGAGATCACCTGGGCTTTGTCCTAAGGGCTTTGTATGAGCAATAAATCAAATACAGCCACGAAATTCACTCCGACCGAGCAGGCAAAGCTCATGGCCGATATCGCCGGACTGCATTTCAAGCGGTATGACCAAGCGACCATCGCTCAGAAGCTGTCGCAGCAGAACCCGGAGAAGCCGATCACTCAGCAGCTGGTCAGTTACTACCTGAAGAAGATCCGGAAGGCATGGCTGAAGGAATCGGTTGAGGAGTTCGATGCAGCGAAAGCTCAGGAACTTGCCCGGATCAATCACCTCGAGGAGACATACTGGCGTGGGTGGGAACGGTCCTTGCTGCCGGTAAAGGTGAAGAAGAGCAGGAAGGCGAATGACAAAGCAACGGCAGAGCTGAGTGAGTATGAGTCGCTTGGTGATGTGAAATTCCTCGAAGGAGTCCGGTGGTGCTACGCAAAGCGAGCGGAGATCCGGGGTTTCGATGCTCCGAAGAAGATCTCTGGAATGATCTTCGATGGGAAGATCGACTACTCCACCTGTTCACTTGAACAACTTCACCGCCTGCGAATGGGAGAGAACCCTCTTGAAGTCCTTAAGCCAGATCAGATTAAGTAATGTGCAGATTCAGGCAGAGGCAGAACTTGAATATCGCAAGCGGACAATGCAGCAGGAGAAGGAGAGCGAGGAGAAGCGACGCTACGAAGCCGAGATCGCAGAACAAAATGAAAAGTATGGTTCCTTCAGGTCATATATCAAACATGTTGAGCCGAGATATCCGTTCTACCGGCACAATGAGCAGCTCATCGATGCGTTGCAGGCCGTTGCCGATGGGAAGCGGAAGCGCCTTATGGTATTTGAGCCTCCACGACATTACAAGTCCCAAACAGCCAGCAGGCTATTCCCGGGATATTACCAGTGGAAGCACAAAGCTCACGGTATTGGACTTACCTCACATGCCGATACGCTATCATTTGGCCTCTCCCGGAAAGCTCGGGATTATTACCGCGCCACAGGAAGGATTGTCAAGGAAGAAGCCAGCTCACCACGAGAATGGCATACGCAGGACGACGGAATCATGTGGGCAGTTGGTAGCGGAGGATCCATCACTGGTAAGGGTGCTCACCTGCTCATCATCGATGACCCGATCAAGGGATTCAAAGAGGCTGCTTCAGACAAGATCCGGACGGACCTTCTTGAATGGTATGACTCCGATTTCTATACCCGGCTTGAACCTGACGGAGCGGTCATCATCATTCAAACGAGATGGCATGAGGCAGACCTTGCCGGTCAGCTGCTATCCCGCGAAGAATACGAGCCAGAGCATTGGCACATCGTCAACTTCGAGGCGGTCAAGGAAAAGCTTCCAATTGAATTCCCTGCATCCTGCACGGTCGAGCCGGACTGGAGATCTGAAGGAGAGGCTCTTTGCCCGGAGCTATTCACAACCGAGAAGCTCAAGCGTCTTGAGAACCGAAACCGTCGCGTCTTCATGTCGCTCTATCAGCAAAGGCCATCTGCTCCGGAGGGAAATCTGTGGAAGCGTGATTGGTTCCCGGAAGAAAAGATCTTCGATGTCACAGACGTTCCTGAGCTTATCGATGTGGGAAGTGACTGGGATACAGCCTACACGGACGACGAAGACAACGCAGCGTCGGCCTTCATACGGGCTGGGTGGAATCCGAAGAATGAATCAATCTACCTGATCGATCTCGGGGTTGAATGGCTTGAATTCCCGGAACTGATTCGATGGATGCTGAAAGTGAAGGCACCGCACTACATCGAAAAGAAGGCATCAGGCAAGAGCGCGAAGCAAACGCTGAAGAAGCTCGGGATAGCGGCCAAGGAAGTGCCGGTTGATGGTGGTGACAAGATCACCAGGACAACGCTCGCGACACCGATGGCAGAAAATGGAAGGATCTACGTTGCCCGGCATATTTATGACAAGCTGCTGGACGACGAGAGGCAGGGGATTTTGAGGTTCCCTAACGGGAAGTATAAAGATTTGAACGACGCCCTGGTTCAGGCGATCAACAGGCTGAGCAAACACGCGAAGCGATCTTCCACCGGCGATTTACTTTCATTCACTGGAAACGAACGATGAAGATACTCGGATTCGAAACAGATAAGGCGAAACGGACAAGCAAGAACGATCCTCAGGGAGAAACGACAACCGGGATCGAGTCCGGACAGGTTCGAAGGAAGTGGAACAATCTGACCGAGCGTTCGCTGTATCGCGAGCTGCGATATAATATCCCGGTCATTGACAGAGCTATCAAGGCCCTGACGCTGATGAACGGAACACTGAAAGTCTACGCCAGCAATGACCGGAAGCAGCGGTTTATCGATGAGTTCTTCCTGAATGTCCCGGTCAGGAACGCAGACTCTCTCGGCGGTATCCAGAACTACGGAGTGAACGAATACCTCAGCCAGATCTCGAACATGAGTCTCGAACAGGGATTCGCGATCGGTGAAATGATCAGGGATATCCGCGGGAAGAACATCAACAGGATCCAGGTCCCGGATGCACTTTCCTTCACGTTTCGGACGGAGCCAGGAGGTAAGAGGACCTTGTGGCAGAGTCAGTTCATGGGAGCGAAACAGATCATCCCGGATGACTTCATCCAGAGCCTGGCATACGACGACCGGGGAGGAGAATATTATTCGCTCCTGTGGAATCTGGAAGTAACCTCCGATGTCCTTTTGCGGATATGGCAGTCAGTGGAAAAGGACTGGGTAAGATTCGGAGACAAATCGATCCTCGCTCTGATCGGCGCTGAAGGCTCAGCGGATATCGAAGATGATGATATCAAGAAGGCGGCAACGGGAATCATCAAAGGAATGAAAGCTATCTTCGCCGCTCGACAGCTTGGAAAAGCAAAGGACCACTACCAGCAGCTGCCGAAGGGCGTCAAGGTCGAGCAGCAGATTGTCGGGGAGCCAAGTGGTGGAACAGCTGTGAAGCGTGAGTTCGCGGAAACCAACAGAGCATTCATGGAGCAGCTGACAGTGGTGACCGGCCTTCCGGGATGGATGCTAAACCAGAACTGGAGCACGACCGAGCGTCTCTCATCGAACCAGCTCAAACAGATCCTCCATGAAGCGGCTCAGCGGCAGACGAAGCTTCTTCCATTGGCACGAAAGGCAGTCCGCAACTGGCTGGATCTCCAGGGAAAGGTTGCATGGCTGGAGGGAGAGGACTACTGGTTTGAGTGGGACAATGTTGATATCGACGATTCCAAAGGACAGGCAGAAACGAGGGAGACAAATGAAACAGCAGAGCAGGTCAGACTTGAGAACATCGAATTCCGAGTCGCACAAGGATGGATCACACCCGAAGAAGGAAAGCGAGAATCAGAACGTCGTCCGTACACGAATTAAGGAAGGCGTCACTGGCGCAATCACCAAGCACACTCACAACGGAGTAATCGAAAAATGAAAATAGTGATAGCGGTCTTTGTTTTATGTTTTATTATCGGCTGTCAAAGCCCGGTCTCATCAGATGACTCAAAAGTGAGAACAAGCGGCGCAACCAGGGACACTCTTCAAATTAAAATAATGCGGAGCGGAATATGATCATCAGAGCGTCACGTAATAACTACCGTGTCCCGGCCGATGAGTCGGTGACATCACTGGTTTCGAAGTATCTCAGGGAGACGAAGACGGACAATGTGAAGGTGGAGAACCTCGGCGGTCAGAACTTCCTCTTGTTCCCGGCAAAGATCTACCAAAGCGAGCAGCACATCGAGAAGTTCGTTCAGGTGGCTACCGGCCGGAAGATGCACAAAGAATCCGAGGGAGTGGGAAAGAAGGAAGTATCCGCCACCGATGCAGACATGGCGCTGATCAATAAGTTCGCTCTGAAGACCTTGAAGAAGGAAGAAGTATCGGTCTACACCATCAAGGTGGCCAATAACAAGATCGACCGGGATATGGAACGCTTCTCCGATGAGGTGATCGATTCATTCGCCAAGACGATCGTCGGCAAGAGCTGGCTGTATATGCACAATAAGCGGGAATACATGCCGTTCGGGAAGATCTTCGAAGCCTGGACCGTTGTGGAGGGCGGCGTCAAGTGGCTGGTCGTGAAAGGATACGTTCTCAATAGCGACAATGAGCTGGTAGACAAGATCGATTCAGGGATCTGGAAGTTCGTATCGATCGGATTCACGGCGCCGGGATTCATGGCGATCCAGGACGGGGCCGGGAAGATCACACACTTTGAATATCGCAATGTCACCGGCAAGGAAGCTGAGGGGCTGGAAGTATCGCTCGTATGGCTCGGTGCACAATTCGAGGCAGAAATTACAAAAGACGCGGACAACGCAGTCGCCGTGGTAAAGGAAGCACGGCAGCTTCTGTCTGCAGAGCAGTTGGAGAAATGCAGCACGCTTGATGATGTGAAGTCGGCCATCAAGCAGGAAAAAGCCCGCAAAGAACTGGGCAACCAATCATCCAAAACAAAAGGAGTACGATCTATGAAACACCTCATGAAGATCCTCGGCACGGATAAAGTGATCGAGGTCGGCGATGGCGCATCCGATGAGCAGCTGCTGTCAGCGATCCAGTCGGTTGTCGATAAGACGGTCGATGAAGTAATGGCGCCGATCAAAGCCGAGAACGAGCAGCTGAAAGCTGCAGCGGCAAAGAACAAATCGGCGATCGATGCGCACCGGGAGAGCCTGGTCAACGCAACCGCAACGCTGATGAACAACGTTGTGAAGTTCGCAGACGACGCAGAACGGAAGGTTGAAGTTGACCGCCTGAAAGCGCTCGATCTTGACGTGCTGCAGAAAGAGCACGACAGCTGGAAGGCGAAGTCGGAGAAGCGGTCAGCGTCTCCGGACGATAAGAGCCAAACCACAACCGACGACAAAGAAAAAGCGGCCACGTTCGCCAATACCAATGGCGTGCAGACCATTATCTGATCGCCAGTGGAGGTAAGCAGGAGCGGCTGGATGATTTCCAAATAAGATCAATCATTTTTTATAGGAGATAATAACATGTCACGAACAACCTTAAACGGTCCGGTAAACACGAGCGCACTCTTGACGCTTTCGTGCATTGCCACCGCAACGCTGGCAGCGCTGCTTGAGACCTCCACCTCCGCAGGTGAGAACCTCAACGCGGCCATCAACGAGCCGGTTTCATTCGGCTTCACGGGCAACTATGAAGTTGACCGCACAGCCAACAACGCAATTCCGATGGGCCATATCGTCGGCCTCGAACGTCGCAGCGCAACAGACTACCTGTTGACGGTGGCGGTCGATCGCTTGACCCCCTCCGGCACGAACGCAAAGCCGTTCCGTCCGATCGCAGTCGTTCAGCTGCCGTATCGCTCCGGTGCGACAGTCACGCTGGGCAAGCCGGTCATTGCAGACGCCACCTCGGCGATCGCGAATTACGACGACTCCGGAGCGGACGCCGACGGCCTGGGTTGCATCCTGGCAAAGGATACGACCGCTCTGACGATCGACGTGGCTGTCTAATATCGGCGGCCACCGATCAGTAGTAAACAAAATCACGAATGTGCAACTACTCACGAAAAGGAAACACACTATGAAACGCGAAACACTCGGAATGCAGATCGCACGGCACTTCCACACGGGGATCCTGGTGATCACCCTGCTGATGCTCGTGGCTCCTGTCGCGGCGTTCGCCGGCAACGGACAGGAATTTAATACCAATTCGATGACGGAACTCGGGATCCTCGGACTCGTAGCGTTCGGATTCGTCGCAACGAAAGATTTCAAGATCGGAAACAAGACGGTGAAAGTCGGTCAGCTCGGAATCGACAAAGGATTCTATAAGGAGGCCGATGGACAACGTGGCGCCATTGTAGCACTTGAAGAGATGTATGCAAAAGAATCAGGGGAGGATAGTCCGTATCTCGGGCTAAGCCATCCGGAAATCTACCTGAAGAAGAAGGAACTGAGAGCCGCGGGGCTTGAGGTCCCTCTTACAGCCTACGAAAAACAACTCCTGCACGCCGGGATTAACATCAAAGGATCCTTCGCGGACCAGGTGGAGAAGTTCTTCGCATCATCCGCGAATTCTGTCCTGTTCCCGGCGTTCGTCAGTGACCAGATCCTCGTCGGTCAGCTCATGGATGCACCGATCAACGACTTCATCCACACCCGGGTGACGATCAGCTCAAAATCGTACGATAAAATTACCATGGGCGAGTCGGAAGAACAGCGTCAGACCAAGCAGAAAAACGACGGTACACCGCTCCGCGAGTTCACTATTGTGGTCGGGAACCGGTCAGTAAAGGTGAAAACATTCGGCGGACTGATCAAATCATCCTATGAATCCGTCCGGTATGCAAAGATCCCGATCCTGGCAAAGTTCCTGCAGCGCGTCGGCGCACAGATCGCGATCGATAAGATGGACGAACTGGTCTTGGTGATGAAAAACGGTGACGGCAACACCGGAACCGCCATCACCTCGGGCCGGACACTCACCCAGGCAGCAGCTGGCGCCATCGCTGTGCTTGATGTGATCAAGTGGGCAACGTTCGGCAATATGCCCTATAAGATCGACCGGTTTGTCGGGCTGAAGGCCCATCTGCAGGAATACTACGCTGCTCTGGCCGGGATGAACAATCCCTCCGACCAGTTTGGCTTCATTGGTATCACCCTGCCCAAAGCCTATGAATGGCCGCGGTCCGCGTCTGGTCTTGATTCCTCGACGAATGCATTCTATGGCATTGACAGCCGGTATGCGATCGAAGAGGTGAACAATGGACCGGTCCTCGTGGAATCGGATAAGCTGATCGATCGGCAGCTCGAACGTTCGGCCGTCAGCGAATCGTCCGGATTCGCCGTCGACGAGAACGCGATCTACCGATTCACAGCGCAGTAATGTTTCTCGGTCTCGTGGCCTTGTGTAAGGGCCACGAGGTCCTATAGTTCAAAAATTATCAATAAGGAGATATCACATGGAACAGACGTATGACAATCAAGTGGGGATGCTGCATAACGTAGCAGTTGAGATCGAACAGAAGACCCAGGCACTTGCCGTCGGGGCAACAAAGGCCTCGGCAACGGTCACCGTCGTTGACTACGCAGCACTGCATCTCACCGCGGCGAGTCCGAGCGGAACAATCACATACGGAACCCCGGATGATGGCTCCACAATTGTCATCACCGGACTGCCGACAGACGGGACGAAAACCTTCACGAAGGTTGCGGCCACTCCCGGCGCCGGTGAATTCTCATCTATCGCGGAGCTTACCGCACTCATTCAGGCCCTCACGGATCTGAACGCATCCGACAACGGAACCGTCATCACAATCACGGTCGCTACTGCCGGGACCGCAATGAACTCGGCAACGATCACCGGAACGGATTCCTACACGGCCCTGTCGGTAACATTCTCAGGCGGTATCGATGCGGCCATCTTGACGGTGGACGGGACGCAGCTGGTGGAAAGCACAGACTGGACCGCGGAAACCTCCAATGATGTCACCGCGGACAACCTCGCGGTGGCGATCGATGCGCTCACCCGGGTCAGCGCAGCCAATCCTGCAGCAGCAGCAATTACGGTCCTTGCCGCGGATGAAGGCTATACGGGCAACACAATCCCGCTGGCAACCTCTGACGCGGTCAACCTGACCATCAGCGGTGCGACGCTCTCCGGAGGGACATATTTGTTCACGGGCACATTGACCCCGGCCCCGCTGCTAGACAGTGGTGGTGTCGTTCAAGCCGTCCCGTCATTCACCGGCAGCACCTTCCTCAATGAAGTGCAGAACGAGGCGCTGGTAGTGGCTCAGGGTGACTTCTTTGTCGACTACCGCAGCGGCCGGTATAAGGTCTGGACCCCGGACGGAGAAACCGCGACCATCACCGCCACATGGAAGATCGCGAAGCTCAAGACAGAAATCGTCGCGGAAATTGATGAGCTCAACGTTGACCTGGAAGAGACAAACACAAGGATCGGTGCGACGGACGCAGCTGCAGTGGTAACCGATACAACGGGATCGCTGAGCGGCAAGCTCCGGGGCATTATCATATTCTTCAAATCGTTCTACGATGCTTTTATCGCGGCGAACACCGCCAGAACAACGGCGACGAAGGTGCTTCCTGTTCAAATGGTCGACGATGCCGGCAACGTATCACGCGCAGGCCGGGTTGTGATCAAGACCGCGCAGCTCAAGCGTCCGGCAGATACGACGCAATATTCCACCAACGACATTGTCAGTTGCAACGTTGCAGTGGTCGGGGTAACCGCTCAGGCAGTAACCGGCTTGTGCTTGGTCGAGGTAGCGGCCAGCGTCATTGACACGACACTCTTTAACGGCGACTACGTCACGCTGGCCAGCATTGGCGGAACGACCGAAGCGAACGGATCAAACTTCATCACGAAGGTTGATTCTACGCACTTCACAATCCCGGTCACATTCGTCAACGCCTACACCAGCGGCGGGACCATCGCAAAGATGCTGCAGATGGACGTGACGGATGTAAACAATCAATCGGGCTACCTTAACTGGCTGAAGCTTTTGATTGATTCAACCACAGTCACCAACGCGCAGTTCGATGTGTACATGTACTCCACCCCGTTCGCCGCAATTCTTGACAACGCGCAGCAGACACTGTTGGCCGCCAATTATGCCAACGGTGGGAAGATCGGTTCGGTACTGCTCACCGCAGGCGGCACCGGGAGTGACTCGGCGATGGCCATCATCGATAACATTGCCGTTCCCTTTGTCACCGAAGCGGCAAGCAAGCGGTTATACTTCCGAGTTGTGATGACCGCCCAAACCGGATACATCCCCGCCAGCGGATCGCTGATTCGCATTGTAGTTGGAGCGGAGCTGAGATAATGAGGAGCATGCTACATAGAATTGCTGAGATGAAGCGGGTATACGCCGCCGCTCTTAACGGATCTTCACAGTATGGGTTCAGATCGAACCCTGTGAATTTGGATCTCAACGGCCCAGAATTAGTTACCAACGGAACATTTGACGCAAATGTAACGGGGTGGACGTTTACGACCGGTGTTACTGGCGCGTACGAAACAGTAATAAAAAGAACCGGCGCGGGATCTGCAAAACTTACTAGCGATGGCACTGCGCAAGGAACAATGATTAGCACCGCAATTCCCAATACTTCAACAAATAAATTTACGTGCGAATTTTGGGCTTATATCCCTGCCTCTTCAACTGGGAGGCAGGTGAATATTCTTATAGTAAATGAAAGCAATGGTGCTCTTGTTGCTGGAAGCAATATAACTCTGACAGCAGATACATGGACCAAGTTAGTAGTTAACGGACAATTGCCAGGGACGCAGACGGCAATCAAAGCAAGATTGCGGTATGTAAATCCATCGGCAGGCGATGTGATGTATGTTGATGATGTTTCTCTGAAGCAGGCGTATGATGTTCTCATAAGCGCATTAGCCAAAACATCCGATAATAGTGCAAACATAATGGAATTATGTGATTGGGGAATCACCGCAGGTTCGGCTACCTCAAGTCGTATTTCGTTATTTAAAAACGCTTCGGCGGCAACCATTCAATTTAATTATTCCGGAATCTCTGGAACAATAAGTTCAAGCGGAGGAGTCATCAACGATGGGGTGTATCATATTATTCAAGTTTTGTTGAACAGGACTGGAAACCAAACACTTTATATCGACGGCGTTCAAATAGATGCAGATGCAATCACCGGCCAGCAGATGTCATTGTCGCCCGACGTTTTATCGGTTGGATACAAAGGCGTTACGGCAAGCACGGCAACCTACTGGAATGGCTCTATTGCAGGAGTTCAAATAGTTCGCTTCTCATCTCTCCCCGCCGACGGCGGCGCATCCATCATCGCCGACGCATACAATCGGTTTCGTTCCCGCCGACCGTTCGCAACTGCGTATCCCGGCGGGACGGTGGTCGCAAGCTACGACTGGAAGAACCAGGGGCGCGACATCTCCGGTAACGGAAACGATCTTACACTGGTCGGCGGTCCGCCAATAATTAAAATCTAATCATAAGGAGATACATCTATGCAGTCATACAACATTGTACCCGTGACAGTCTTTGGAAAGACCTACAACCGTTTGGAGATCAGCCCGGTCACAGCATTGCTGAACAGCTCCGCGTCGTGGGAATCAAAAGTATATACCGTTGACGGAGATCCCGCACAGGCAAGCGTAAAGCAGCACCACATTGAAGGGGCCGCCTACGACGCATGGGGAAATGACGATCAATACATTATCGATCGTACGCTCGAAGACGTGGGTGTTGAGCTGGCCGCATAATTTCCGTAATCGCAATCCAACAGGCAGGAGACGCAATGTATAACAGAAAGAACTTATTCGAATCCAGGCTTGCAGCGGGTATTGCTGCAGCTGCAACATCCTTCAGCGTTACAACCGGGGAAGGGCAGTACGCGCCGGACTCCACATTCGTGGTCGGGGTGTACCGGGCGGACTATAAATCGCCATCGCTCGCGATAAAGGCCGGGAAGCACGAATGGATGATCATCGGGTCCAGAACCACCGATGCAATGAGCGCCGTCGTTCGCGGAGCATTTGGTTCCACCGCACTGGATCACAACGAGTCCGGATACGAATACGTGATATACCAGCCGCTCCTGGCAGACGAGCTGATCGGCGTGAACAGGCTCTTCAAAGATACCGGCCTCGACGATGCGTATGTGATTACAACGGGGTTTGGCCTTACGGACCTCAACCGGCACGACGGTAGCGTCTTTCTCCTGCGCGTCACCACCGGCAATACCGGCGCCTGTGGTGTTACCGTTGACTCGGTGACATCGAAATCAATCAAGGTCGTCGGATCTTCAGGCGCCCGGGATCCATTGACCGGCGAGATCCCGGCCGACGGCATTGCTATCCTGCAGTGGAGCGAGGATGACGATTATTTCGTCCTGCTTAATCCCCTCGGAGGTGGAGCTCAAAAAACCTATGTCGATGTCCCGTATCAATTCTTCTTCGACTCCAACCAGGGAGCTGGCAACACCTATTACTATCCGATCGGCGGTGGGACCGGAAGCTCGACGGAGGACAATGTCGCCCACCCGCCGTTCGGCGTGACCGCAACAATTGTCGGAATGAATATTCAGCTTGGGACGAATTCTCTCAACGTTGGATCCTCATTTACACTTCGTTACGGCGCAGCTGATGCCACAAGTCTCTCCGACAGTAACATCACTGTCCCGCTCACCGCCGGAGTGCAGAACGGAAGCGATTCAGCGCACACGCTCGCTGTCACTCCCACAATGATCGGCGGCATCAAAGTGATAACCAGCGCAGGCACAGGAACAATTACACTTATCGGCGTCACGCTGGTCTATCGCCTCACGTTACAATAACCGGTGAATCGGAGTTTGCATGATTGGACTATCAATAGGATCACAGCCGGCCGGTTCGACGATTAACAGCTACTATTCGTCGACGGTGGCAACCGAGGCGGCCGAGATCGTTATGAACGCGGACCTGGTTCGACGGAACCTTCGCATTCACTACGCGAAGATCAGCAACCTGGACCTTCGAGACTTCATCCGAATGATAAACGACAACGTAGAGGCTGACCTGAGCACCTGGGGAATGTCCGCCTTCGCGGATCTCACCGATGGCCAGAAAGCGAAGGTCAGGCTGTATTACTCATACGTAATCGGCGAGATGATCTTCCTGCAGGATGACTCGACAAAGATCCTCTACGATCGTATGAAGGTCCTTAAAAAGCAGATCTATAATCAACTGGTTCCACTTTCATCCGGAAGCTACGAATATGAGCTTGAACGCATCAGCAATTCTTAGCCTCGCTGAGGCGAAGCAATATATGAAGGTCGACGCGGCCTCCTGGGATGCGGGCTGGGATGCTCCGCTTGAGGAGATGATCAACTCCGCCTCCGACTACATCGAGCAGCTGATCGGCAATAAGGTAGCGGCTCAGGACGTAGAGGAGATCCTTGACGGGTCCGGCGGAGATTCGCTCTTCCCGACATTCTTTCCCATCGTCGGTCTTGTCGGAACATCAACACCCGATAAACTGGACAACTTCCAGGTGAGGGAGGATTACCTCTCGGAATGGCAGAATATTTTCTCCGCAACGAATCAGTTCTCGCTCATCAAGAACGACGCCGTAAAGAATTTCCACCAGCATTACCGTCGCCTGGACGGCTATACATTCCCGGAAGGGATTCAGAATATCCGACTGTTCGCAACCCGGGGATATCAGACTATCCCTTCGTCGTTCAAACAATGCTGCGCAGAGATGTGCGAGATCATTTGGCGTGAATCACCGTACGGTAACAGTGACCTCGGCAAGGAAACGGTCACCAGAAGCAACGAGTCGCAGAACTGGACGATCAAGTTCAAATCTATGGATAAGCGCTGGAGAGAACTGCTCGGCGCTTACATCCGGGAGGAACTGAAATGAGTAACCCTACCCGGGTCCAGCAGCTGAGGGATACCCTGAAGACCGAGTTCGAGGGAATGACCACTCTGGCAGGCTACAACTACAACTATACGAAAGTTGTCAGAGCGCTCATCGATCCGCAAACCGTGAAAGCACCACTTCACCTGGGCTTTTACCTCGGCAAGCGGCAGCTGGGCAAGCTTGATGATAAGCGGACCATTTTCAATAAAGACATCAACGTGACAGTTCAGGTCGTGAAACAGCTGTCCAAAAAGCCGGACGAGGAGAACATCGAGGCGGACGACGCCCAGGAGCTGATCATCAATGACGTTGAACGAAAAATCTCCGGTTTCATGTCGACATATATCAACGATGCCACGAATCCCTGGAACGTATCGTTCGACAAAGAGACTCTTTCAGAGTATCCGATGATTGCCACCGGGGATGACGGTGCAAAGCTTGTCGTGATCTTCGAGTTCTGCATTAAACTCAGACGGCTCGTAGGAGTATCAGACTGATGGCCGCGGTAGCCGATATCAATTTCACCATCGTTGGAGAGATCCCCCGAGCGCAGCTGACGGTCAACAAGACAATGCCGATCGTTGCCGAGCTGATGGGGCGCTCCATCGATCGGAACTTCGAAGCGGGAGGAAGACCGACCTGGATCCAACGCAGATCCGACTCAACCGGCGATCCGCTGCGGGCCACCGGCGCTCTCCGGAGATCTAAGGAAACATTCTCCGGAAACAACTTCGCAAGCGTATCGGTTGGTAAGAACCTGCCCTATGCGCGGATCCAACGGGAGGGCGGCACGATCACGGTCCCGGTGACAAAGAAAATGCGGGGTTTCTTCTGGGCGAAGTGGTTTGAGACCGGCGAAACGAAGTGGAGAAACATGGCCCTGACCACCCGGTCCGTATTCGTGATTCACATCCCGGCCAGAGAGTACATGAACATTCCTCCGGAAGAACTCAGAGAGATTCTCGAGGTGATCGGCGAGGGGATGATCACGTTTCAATTCACGAATTCACGATATACAACAAATTCAACAATCAACTGGAGTTAGTATGGCTGATACGATCACTTTCCGTGATAGACAAATCAAAATTAAAGTTTTACCGCTGGGGAAACTCCGCGAGATCAAGAAATTCATCGAGGGATCGATACTGGCGACGTTTCAACCGCTGCTGAGTGACGAAGAATATGCACAGGCCAGGGACGACTGGAAAAAGTTCCTCGAAATGGCGCTTGAGGAAAACGATCCTTCACTCGAGCTGGACAGTATCACTGTCAAGGAGATGCAAGACCTCCAAATACATTTTTTCGCTTTTGGTATGGGGAATTTGATCAAGAACTAAAAAGGACCGAACGAGAGTTCGACGAGTTTAAGGTTCAGTTCAAAAAGGTCAAACCCATACCGAAACGATTCCAGCTCGACTACCTGATATTCCAGCTCTGCGAGGGAGACGCTTCAAAGGCTGATTACTACGAGGCCCGGTTCACATACGCACAAGCGATCCAATGGCTCCTCTTCAAAAAATATGATTCATACGTTCAATCGGAACAATTAAAACCGGACTAAGAACATCGAACAGAGAATTCAAATAACGGTCAATACGGATTCGGCAGAGCTGAGCGATCTTATCGCGAAGTGGAATACTGCGAATATTACTGTTGGAGAAACGGCAAAGCTTAAAAAGCTGCTTAATGCCGAAGCGCAAAAGACTGTCAATATTCTAGCTCTTGAAACGGGGGAGAACAAGAAGTACACAGCCGCACTGGCTGCCGTCAATGAAGCTCAAAGCAACCTTCGACTGGCCACTAAGGCCGGGCACGAAGAGTACTTTCGAACAGGGTTAGAACTCAGACAGCGCACGCTGCCGGCAATGACCTCCTTTGCTCAGATCATCCAGGACTCAAGTCAGTTTAGCATGGGACTGGCCCAAGGGGTACGATCAATTTCAAATAACGTGGAATTTTTAACGACCCAGTTAGTGATAATGAAGTCCCAAGGGATGAACACAAATCAAATCCTTAAGGGAATGGCCGCGAACATCATGGGACCCGGTGGAATTCTTCTGGCCGTATCAGTTTTAACGACAGGGTTAACATTCTTGGCAGAATATTTTCGGAAGTCGGGAAAAACTGCCGAAGAGGCCGCACCGAAGATCGATAAATATAAATCCGCTCTCGAACGACTTGAGGAAAGCAGGGCAAAGAAAAAGAACCTTCTCAACGATAAAACACTCTTGGAGATCCAGGTAAAAATCTTCGAGAGCGATATCAAACGGTATGAAGAGCTGAACGAACGGGCGAAAAAACAGCTGAGCGGGTATCCGGAGCTATTGAAAAAGCAACTTGATGCTAATAATGCGGTGCTTACCATCGCCCGGGAGAATCTGAGAATAACTCGGGATGAGCTGAAAGCAGTCCTTGAGCAGCTATACGGTAAGTCTTCACGCAGAGCAATGACTGCCAGCGAATGGAAAAGACAGGTTGGACAGGAATTTGACTCCGGTTTCACATACGGCAACCCGAACCAGAAGCGTCGCGGTGATTTCGATCGGGATCTTACCGAAGAGGAACAAAAGGAAGCAACGTCATGGCTACAGAGCCAGGCAAAAAACTGGGACAAACTCTTCCAGAATAATTGGGAGAGGTCGAAGAAATCAATTCGGGAACTACGCAATGAAATATCGATAACGGGGCAAGCTGGTGTTACGGCGATTCAGGCGATGGGGTACGCGATCGATGTTGGATTCACACAAAAGTGGCAGAACGCATTCGGCGAGGCGAATTCATTACTGGAAATATTCGCACAGCAGTTCGCCCGCACAATGGCCGCACTTGCAGTGAACTATTCGATAATGACAGCGCTTAACTATCTGCTTCCCGGCAGTGGTACGTTCCTCAATTACGCATCGCAGTCCCTGGGAACACGCGGAGGCAGATCCGGAAGGACTTTGGGACCAGAACGTGATATCACCGAGATGGCAAATTCTTCCCGGTTCGCCGGGGCGGGGGCAATGCAGCCAATTTATGCCCCGATCCATATTGGTGACGCAGAGTTCGGCGTCCTTGTGGTCGACGCACTCGGGAAAGCAAAGTTCCGGAGGAAGCTATGATCTCGCCAAGCACCAAAGTAGCCTCCGGCTTGAATAATAACTATCCGCTTGCATGGGTCGTCCGGGTCAACCTGGACTCCGGTAATAAATATTTTTCATCTATACCGCTCACCATCAGCAGCATAAGCTATGTGGGAGGATACATCCTTCGCGGCGGTTTCAGTGACCTTGAGGAAGGGCTTGATATTTCCAATGGCGGGAACATCGATTATATCGGCGAGATGACGCTTTTACTGAATCAAATAGTAACCGACGCCGGGCTGCATGTGCAGTTTGCACCATTCGCTGATATCTGGACCAACCGGAAGGTTGAGGTAGGAATAATTTACAACGACGGCACATCCCTTTCGACATCGGATATCACCTGGCTGTACGCCGGCAGGGTTGATTCGGCAGAGTTCGACAGGGAATCTGTCAGCGTCCGGATGATGGACTATAATGAAATCGAAGCCGTTGAAATTCCACACGAGCGTATTAACATCACAGACTATCCAAAAGCCCCGACCGAGAGCATCGGGAAGGCTATACCGCTTCTTTACGGAGACTTCTACACGAAGGCAGCCGCTGCATTTAACTTCGGTGTCGATCTCGACCCCACGGACTACGTTGTCGCGGCACCGGCGCCGGAGGTTGACTCGGAAGTGAACAAATACATTGCTGCCGGGCATGTATCCCATACGATAATGAGCAGGCTGCTTTATCATGATGGGAACATGACCCAATTCGCGCCGGTCGAGAGCTTGATCAGCTCAGGGACCTACAGTGCGGGTACGCTTGACGCCGACGATGCCGGATATACCTCGGGAAAGATCGCACCAGGTCAAATATTGATTTATTATATCTGCCAATTCTCTAAACCGGGCGGTGTGAACAACGCGACGGATTCGTTCAACGCACTAGACCGGGATCCCGCAAACACGGTCGCGCTCGATAATGCCACGGCAAGTGATATCCTGGGACTACTGCTTGATAACGTGCCAGCAGGTGAGATATTGACATTCTCCCTCCTTTGGAAACGATCCTCAGGCACTGAATCTTTCCGGGTAGGATATGCAAACGAAGGGTATGTCTTTACGGCGGGGACCGGTGGGACGTACGTATCAACAACCGCGGTCACTGGAGGGGCAACGATCGGACCATTGGCCGGAGCCAACACTTCGAGTCTGTCAAAGTACATGTTTATTGTGAACGCGAGCGGCGCCGGTGAGACGGTAACAATCACGGGATTCTTCGCTCGCGTAGATCTCTTCCTAACTCTTAACAAGAATATTCCACTTGCAGGACGGTTGATCGATCCCCCGAGCGGATATCCCCGTACCAGAGGCGGACCAACAAGGGGAGGGATATAATGCCATTCTACATTGCTGCAAAAGGAAGAAAGTTTGGAGCATGGATCGATGCGGATTCCAGGTCCAACGGATACAATGCCGGAGACCTTATTGAGAACCCGGCATATATCATCGAAAGCTTGATCCGGGACGAGATGCTCGCGGAGAAGAAACTCGTAATGACCGACCCGATATTGGCGAACACGATCGAGTGTCAGTCGTTACTGTCTTCGGTTGATGATTACTACAACGGCGCATACTACCATAATCTGACAACCGGATTTGAGACCACGATCACCGACTACGACGGCGCCGCTAAAGTGCTGTCACTGGCCGGGAACGATTCGTCAGCGGTGGCCGGAAATATCATCGAACTGACATCTATCAAATATTCGGAGAAGATCGATTACTCAAGCTTTGATACCGTTGGCGCGAATAGCTCGGGAAGCCGTCACGGGTGGGTATTCGCAAAATCAATTCAGAATATCGACAACGCGCTCGAAGTAATCCGAAGAATATGCTATGAAGCCTTTGTCTGTTTGGTAAAAACAAGCTCAGGGAAATACAGGCTGGTATCGCTCGACGCGAACCCAAGCACGGCACTGGTGATTGAACAAAATCAAATGGCTCGTGCTCCACGGAGAAGTGAAACACATTATTCACTTATTCGCAACCGGTTCGATATCGGATTCTGCTATAACTACGCGACCGGACGGTTCGACAGATCCATCGCGCTCAATGCAGGGGCTTCCGGTCTCACATCCAACACGTTCACACCCTCCTCCTTTACTCCGGATGAGGACGCGGGAGTGACAAAATACGGCGCCGGAGTCGACGACAGCCTGTGCGGAGTAAGCAAGACCAGGTATAAAGTAGATGGACTGCTTCAGGAGAATCTACAGTGGGTGAATGACCTCGCTACAGCTGAGCTGTTCGTAAAAAAAGCTGTGGAGTGGAATTATAGTCCTCATATCACTGCTGATGTGCTCGGCTGGTTCGGAGATACAGCCTCGTCGAGCAGAAAACCCCTGATCCTCTACGAAAGGGGTGACCAGTGCTACATCGATCACCCGTTACTGGACTCCGGAATCTCAAACACTTATGTCTTCATGGTGACCAATAAAGTGATATACAAAAACGAGCGTCTAGTAAAACTCAATTTGGTGCAACTGCGATGAACGATAATATCATTTTAACATACGGAAGCTCACCCAGCTCGAAACGCTTCAACCGAGTCCTGCATATTAAAGGCATCGACGGACCGGATAATGTTGTTCTGGTTAACCCAATTCTCAACCGCTCGGATGATGGAACGGAGTACGAATACGCGGAAGGATTCAAGCGGCGGATCACTGTGAACCTTGGTGTTGTGCAGGACCGTGCCGACCAGCTGTGGCTCTGGAACTTTTTCTGGGCGATGAACACGAAGAAGATCACCTACTGTGGCGAGAGCCAGGCATACGCAGCCACCCCCGTGCACGCGGCGGATAAATTAACGATATCCGGAAATCCGTTTCTTAATGACGACAGGCTCATCGTCGAGTCAACCGGCACGGTGCCCACCGGCTTGAACAACTATACGGTTTATTATGTCGTCGGAACAGTAGGGGACGACATTCAGCTGTCGCTCACAAGCGGAGGCGCGGCTGTCACATTCTCGGATAACGGGACGGGAATCGTTACGGTGATCGAACCGGTAGAGATTGATCTCGCAGTGACCATGGAGGATCTAAATGAGTTCATACTTAACTGGAACGACAATATTAAAACGGCGAAGGACATTGTATTAAGCCTGCTGGAGAAGAGTCCAAGGACATCGAATCCGTCGGCCTGGTCGTAGAAATTATTCATTCATAAAATCAATAGGAGGCAGTTATGGCATGGCAAGCATTACGTGGTGACGTTGTTCAAGCGGGGTTATCCGCACTCTACGCGAAAGTCGCGGGAGATTCCTCAACAGCATACTACTCGTTAGGGGACTTCTATGAAGGGAAGTTCAGCGCGAACATGCTGGCACGGAAGAACAAGAAGGGCATTGCAAACGGTCACTCAATGGAATTGGTCACGACCGCTAGGCTCATGTACACAAAAAAGACCGTGATGATGTCGGTTCTCCCGGTCCTGCACAAACGAGATCTCGACATCATCGTCCGAACGGACAACGGAATCGATATCTCCAGTGAGCTGCTCACGGTTCCATATTTCGGATTCGGCTGGAAGTTCGTCTGTGAAGGTGACATGGACAAGGACCGTTACATTGAGATCATGAGCGACCGCCTAATCACCGGCGCAGAATGGACAACCGTTCGAGGCACGATGCCCTCGCTCGGAGTGGCAGATCCGCAGGACGAGCTGTATGCTATCCGTGCTATGACCGCGGCGGAAGTGATCGCGGCAGGCCTGAGCAAGGTAGAGTTTCGGCTGGCATCGGCGGGATCCTGGACCGACGAGCTGGGATCGATCCGGAACGCAAAGGTCGAGGTGGAAGGCCTCACCACAAAGCAACAGCACGGTCGCACGATCGGCCAGAAGAACATCCGGGTGAAGGTGAGCGTCGAGGCTCTGCAGTCCTCCGCGACGGAACTTGCACTGCTGGCGGCGAGCAGCTCGACATTCATCAACGCGCTGTATGATTTCAAGATCACCTTCGCCGGCGACGGCATGATCATGACGCTGGACAATATGGCCGGTGCCGTGTTCTCGTATGCGAACGATAAGGATGCCGACGATGTCTCGATCATCAAGCTGGACATCGAAGGTACGATCACCGAAACGCAACTTGCAAGTTTATTCACCTAATAAAAGGAGAAAGACTACATGCCGCCGTTTGAAATAGCAGCAATTGGATCCCTGGTGACGCTGCTCCTGGGAATAATCGGGAAGCTAACGTGGAACTGGAAAGTGAGCGTCGATCAAAAGCAGGCCGCTCTTGAAGTTAAGCAGGCGGAGATCGTCGGTAATTACATATCCAGGTTTGACGACGTGAAGACGACCATTAATACAACCGAGAAAAATATTCTCGAAAAAATATCTGAAGTAAATATTCAGATTGCCAATATCACACCCATTCGAAAAAGGAAACGCTCATGAACGATTTATTAATCACCCTCGGCTGGCTTGTTCCCCTGGCAACGTCAGCATCAGAATACGTGAATAAATTCTTCACGACTCTATTCGGTCACGAGCTGCAGGGGAAAGCGGCCCTCGTGAAGTCGTGGGTCGTTGCGATCCTGATCACCACAAGCGTGGCCGCGATCGATCCGTCCCTCTTCGGTGGATATCCGAACCATACCTGGTGGATCCTCGGCCCGGTGTGGGGAGTAGTGGTTGCAGCGGTGTCCAACGGACTGTTCCAATTGGACCAGGTCAAGACCGCACTCACATTCATCAAGGCGAGAAAATAAATGAACCCGCTCGTTATCAACAGGGTCCACCGGCTGCCGGCAGATCAGTTCTACCAGGAGAGCTATCCGAAAAAGCAGATCTATATCCATCACACCGTGGGAGGATCCGCTGTCAGCTCGATAAACTATTGGATTCAGCAGCCGGAAAAGGTCGGCACAGCGTACCTGATTGACCGGGACGGAACGATCTATGAAGTGTTCGATCCGCGATACTGGGCGCATCACCTGGGGCTTAAGCATCGACGGAACACCGAACTCAACCAGCGGTCGATCGGGATAGAGTTGGCCAGCGAAGGTGCGCTCATCCGTGGGCTGGATAAATCACTGACCGCATTCGATGGCAGAAAAATTCATCGGGACTCATATATCGATAACCAAGTCCCGTGGAGGGGATATCAATACTTCGATCAATACGAACCCGCACAAATAAAATCGCTATACAATCTCGTGAAGCATTTATGTGAACAGCACAGTGTCCCCAAGAGATGTATTGAACAGAAGGAATCAACCATCTACGATGAAAAGTTCTTCGACTTCAATGGAGTCTTGGGACACTGTAATGTTCGCAGTGACAAAACAGACCCGCACCCTCGCTTTCGGTTCGACCACCTGCAGGCGTTTCTGAACGGGGCGGATCTCGAGGAGGCGGTCCCGCTGCCATAATTGAAAAGTGTTCTAATCAACGGTATATATAAATTAACAAGGAGGAAGAGATGCACTACCGAAACGGAAGAGAAGCAAAGAACGGTGATAAGATCGTGCAGCTAGGATCTGACGGTCAGATCACGGCACTAGGAGTGTTGCACAGCGCAACACCTGGGAATGATTACTGCAACGGAATGATTGCCCCTATCCAAATGCCGAATACCACCGCCTGCATGGTGGACTGCCTGCACGTGGATGATGTTGCAGCAATCCTCACGGAAAAAGGATTGGAGAAACGTCCTCCGGGGAAATGAAATCAAATCTCCTCATATTGATTCTCGCAGCATCGCTACTGCTCAACTATATTCAGTGGAAGAAGAGCTCTCCGGATAGTGTTGTGGTGGTGGGGAAGACCCTATTTCTCGAAACTCCGGGCGGGACTGAAACCAAACCTCAGCCCGCCCGGGAGAGGGAAAAGCCGATCGACTCCACCGAGATCCGAAGAATACTCCGGGTTAATGATTCTCTTCAGAGCTATATTACCTCACTGCCAGCAAAGCAAAGGGACTCGGCGATCGTAGATCTCTCCGCTCCGTTCCAGATCGTAGTTGAGGACTCGGTGAGCACGAACTTTGTCACTATCGATCCGCTGAAGCCGAAGGGGTTACGTGCGACAACGGACTCAACCCGATACAAGCCTCTGAAGCTTTCAATCTTTTATCTTGATACAACTGAGATAGTGAACTACGGCACAAGTATCACAGGGTATCTCTCCGCGACCGCGGGTGCGATTGTTGGATCCACAATTGCCGGTCCTCCAGGAGCCGGAGTTGGGGCGCTAGTGGGGCTGGCCGTCGCCGAACTATTAAAGGATGACTGA